CTGCGACGTTGGGAGAACGAATGGAACAGAGAATCCACCCAATCTCTTGGGTGTGTTCCATTCTCTCATAGAATAAATCAGAAAACTGCGCAAGCGATAAAACTCGCGCATTCTCGATTTATTTATGAGACTGACTTGAGAGACGATGTGCGACGGGGTAAGCTTAGCCCGTACGCCCTTCACCCTATAGTATAAGGGTGAAATGTCGTCACCGTTTAGGTAAAACGCTCCGCATGATTCACGGAACGCTTGAGATCCAACGAAGGATTTTTCCTTGTTGACCTCAAAACCTAAACGTTCAAGGATGGCCATGACATATGGTGTGATTTGGCTGTCACAACATATGTCGTCACCGTAAACTGCTAAGGGCTGAGTATGTTTGGAACCGTAACGGTATGCTCTTGTGCGATAACTAATCGCATCAATCGCGTTCCGCACGTCCCATGCATTCATCTCAGCTGGCAGTTCCGGGGGCGAGCCTCTCATCCACAGGTAGGTTGCGTATATGCAGACCGTCGCAAAGATCAAACATTGCGTCGGAAAGCACAATGCGGAACCCATTGGAGCGAACTTCCGTATGGCAAAGAGTTCACCATTCGGTAGCTCCACCATCGAACTTCGAGTGGCCCTCATAGGGATCTGCCAGGACGGTGGAAACACCATCTTGACAAGATCATATGATAGGCTATCCGATGCAGCGGCGAGATCAATCGTGTCGATGCTTGCGGTATAAGAACCGTAAAGCGCCAACTCGCGATTCCGCCTCTGGTCTCTATGTTTGATGAACTTAGAGAACTTCGATGACCCGATAGCGGCATACATCTGTCTTGCTACGGCCTGCTGAAAGAACATTAGGACAACAGGCTCCTTACATATGGAGCGTGAAGTCTTTAGGTTCTTCGGCATAAACCGCAGCCTAGCAGGCGTGCGCCGTCGACTCTCCTCTTGGTACCAGCGGATTGGATCAGGAATGACCCGTTCAGCTGTGTACCCAAGATCTTCGCCGTCGCCGTACATCCCGTACTGGCCACGGAAGAAGAAGCGGTCTATAACGTCATCGTAGCGCATGATACTGTGCTTATCGATGACGGACCTGATATGACCATCAGCGACTTGCCCTGGCCCATGTTTTGGCCAGAGCTCGAAGTTGGTGAGATCAGGTAGTGTGTTCACGAGGATACATCGCAAAGAAGCGATGTCCTCGCGGACAAACTTAAGGCCGCTCAGCCTTTGTTCAACAGCCATCCAACCGCGAAAGGCGGTTTCATGGAAATCCTCATCCTCGTAACTCAACTTCTTTCCGAAGTTAAGAAACGTGTAGAGGAATTTCATGATGGATGGATCACCAGTCTGGTAGTAACGGTTATATTCGAAGAACACAGGTGTGTCTTCA